TAGATAGCCCGCAGCGCCAAGAAGGCCAGGAACAGCCCTTCCTGCTATCATACCACCGCCTAGAAATCCTCTCAAACCTGCTGCAATAGGTCGAGGCATGAACCGACCCATACCTGCAGCCATACCGTTTGCAAAGCCTCTTCCCATAGCATTTCCGAATGCCATACCGGGCCTAGCAAAAGTTTTGAATGCTAATCCAAATGCAGCTGCTGGAGCCACAATACGATGGCCCGCCCAAACTACGGAATCGAAAGGCCTTGAAGACACCCCTTCTACGGATTCCCTATTGTTATCAATCGGATTTCCAAACATGTGATCCCGAGTAAAGGGGCTCACGAAGTTATTGATACCTGCAAAGAATCCTACTCGGCCATACCGATTATACGGCTGAGGACCGGTATACTGAGGTCTATAAGCTGCGTCATAACTAGGAGTCAGCAAATTCGGATCTATACCAAATCCAGGGTTCATATTTGCTGGATTCATCGGATTAGCAAACGAATTGCCATATACGTCTGCTTGAGTTTGGTATAAATAACTATCTGAGGAATTTGAAAAGGGGTTATAGTTCATGGTTTTATTTTAAAGAAAAAGCCGCTATACAAAGCGGCTTCTAATTTAATGCTTGAGAATGTCAAGGCCCTTAACGACAATACCTTTAGCAGTTTTTTGATAGGTAGGCTTAAGATGTTTTATGACACCGGAATAGTAATCCAGCATGTGGAGTTCTTTTTCATTATGCTCAGATATTTCTAAACCATATTGTAATGATAAATAATTAGTCCATACCTTCTTTACATTTTCAGTCCACTGTCGGGCTCTACCGGAATCATCAAAACTAGGATTCGTTATTGTCTGCATCATGACTAGTTTCATTTTTTCAGCTTCTAGCTGACTTTCCCTAGTCATATATTCACGGTATACCCTGTCGTGTAATGAGCCTAATTTAGGTACTTTGACCCCTGAGAGATGCAGTTTCATTCTCTGCACCGCCCAGGAGTTTTTTAAAAATTTCCTTCTATTTCCTTACACGCTTCAAATACTTTATCATCAAATTTATATAATGCATCCAGTATAGCCCCGATGACTGGAGCAGGAAGTCTTTTAATAAACTTCGCTTTATCTTCTACACTAACACCTACCAATGAACGCCCTTGGTAAGAAGTCAAGGCATATTGTAAGTTCAAGATCATCCGTGCTTCATTCATTGTCGAAAGAAGGTTATAGGTAGTTGCGTCAATTACCCGTGATATTTCTGAGACTTCTTCGGATGTCCTAGTTCTAAATTGAACTTTGAGCTTACCTTTAATGGTTACGTCTTCAAGATACTCACCTGAAAAAATAATTTCATCAAAAATTCGAATTAATTCGTCTTTGTCGTACTTAGGCTTTTCTTCATCTAGTTTTTCATCTTCCTTTTCAGGAGTATCAGACTTGTCTTCAGCCACTTCTTCTTTTGAGACTGTTCCCTTTTTCGGTTTTACAAATTCAAAATCGCTCATTTCTTTCCTTAAATAAAAATCAAAAATCGAATACGTCGCTTTCCCTCTTTACTTCATCAACGTAAGTAAAGTCACCCTTAAGTATCATATATGCTATATTAGCAAAATTTAGGCTGTGAAACCAATCGTCGCATAAATCTTCATCCTTTCTATACACTCTACGTCCTGCCAAGGTTTCTTCTTCAAAGATGTTAAGAGCATCTTGCCAGAACTCTGACATAAGATCCCAGCTTGGCGTTTCTATTTTGGTCTTGCCTATTTTTGCCTTCAGGATCATCGTATCCATGCTTGTAGTTCTATCAGCAGCAAAGAATTCGCCATCCTTATCCCAACGCAGAGGTGATTTAGCTGCTACATATTGTACAGGGTTTACTCTGTCATGTCCAAGTGCTTTACGCAGTAATTCTACTTGTAATTGACCTACTCCTCTATCTGACCCCAGCATTGTACATTTATATTGCCTGTACAGATCGATACAACGCTTAACTTGCTCCAAAATATCTATACCATTTAAACGTTGAGCATACAATAAATGTGCTTTACCATTCCAGTCATATCCAAGAACAGTAATGACAGTATACGAATTAGTTCCGCCGCTTACTGACCAGTCAACTCCGAGTACAGTATTTACTATTCGACGTTCATCATTGGGCTCTGGAAATCCTTTATCCCACTGTGTTTGTTTTTGATTGCAGCAAGCCATAACTTCTTTTAGAGATAGAGGTCTACCTGCTAGTCCGCTGGGACAACCGAACACCTCATTGGCGAGTTTTGGGACCGAGTATGTTTTGGCTTTTTCGATAAGTTCTTTCCATTTTTTAGGCTTTGTTCGGGCAGGGAAAATGATCTGTGGGAGGTGGAAACTTAGATGGTCTTTTTCTAAAGGCTTACCAGCAATCCATTTTCCTTTTGACATATCTAGTAGACCACCGCAGTACACACAGCCTGGCCCTTCTGGATTTATTTCAAGCATTCTTAGACAGACATCGAATTCTAATGGAACGCTGAATTTTCCACAATGATTGCACTTGGTAACCCATTCGCACATGCTTCCGCGTTTATATATTACATTAAGAGAATTATTCTCTGTCTTGGCCGTTCCCGTGAGACGCCTAAACGCATAATCGGAAGCTCCCAAGGTCTCTGCCAAAATAGGTAGGCATTCTATGCTTGTATCTTGAAATTCCAACTTGTTACCGTTGAGTTTTTTATCTCAACTTCTATGCCATTACGGCATAAGTTCGGCGTACATTTTCACCTACGTCTTTCTCGTTTAGGTGACCCGGACTCTTGGATGGATTATATCTTTTCACCATCTACGCTCTGCGCCTGACTGTACTTAGTACAGCCTTCGGACTCGTGTTACCTTCTATTACTAGCTTTACGGCTTCCACGCTTAATTCCGGGTTGATAATACAATAGATTTCTCTACTGCACGACAATTATTTATCCATCAAAAGCATATCTGCGAAAACACCTCGAATTCTATCAGCAGCTAATTCTGTATCAGCATATCCTAAAACTACGGAGCTTCCATTATTGAATGATTTTGAGAACACGTTATCTCTAGAACTTGAATCTATAAAGTGTTTTCTTATTAATGGAGAATTTAAAAATGGACTTAAATATGAACTAGAAAACCTTGAAGTCTGCTGGGAGAGGGGGCTAGTAAATAAAGTTGAGAAATGAGATCTAACTATGCTGTTAGCTACTATCATCGCTCCGAGGCTCACGCTTTTACCGAGTTGCCTCCCAGCTTGAAGCGATAAAGTTTGTGGTGTTACGTCATATATCAAAGAAAACGGTGCGTAATCTGGATCTAGTGATAACGGGCGCCCTTTTAATGTAAGAAGGGCTTTGGCGACTTCTGAAGGTCTAAGTTTTAAAATCTGATTTTTATTTAATTGTGTAGTCAAATTTGTTACCATGGTATTCTTCCTGTGAAGCAATATAATACTTTAATTGCCATGTATTTGTAATTCCATATTCTTTTTTAACGGTAAGCATATTTGGATAAACTTTTTGCTCTCCCGTTTTTACATCAGTTACAGTGATTCTTCTAATACCTTCTCCAGATTCGGTCGGTGGATAAGCTTCATCTTTAAATGTCCAATAATATCCTTTATGATGATTATTATTATCTTTCATGTGTAAAGCACATCTGATGCCATTTACTGTTCCTCCAACTTTTGCAGAAGCATCTTTCAAATCTGTAAATTCATTAAGGATTAATCCATCTGGATTCATTTGTAGAAATGGTCTGAATTTTTTTACAATTCTCTTATCCCCTGGGAATACATTATTTATAGAAAAAATGTGATTCTTAATAGTCTTTCCAGTATTTCCAGCCTTTTCTGTTAAATGATAATAAATTTCTCTGCATTCAACTTTCAGTTCAGCGGCTGTCTCGATGATATTAGGAAATACTTTTTCTAAATTACCTTCAACGGTCCACATATATATAGGACCTCTTAGATATTCTTTGGCATGTTTTTCACGTCTATACACTTGCCTATTAATAGCGGAAGGTACTTTGTCGAGTATTCCT